GACCTATCGCCGCCCGCGAGATTCGACCTATAGCCGCCCGCGAGATTCGACCTATCGCCGCCCGCGAGATTCGACCTATAGCCGCCCGCGAGATTCGACCTATCGCCGCCCGCGAGATTCGACCTATCGCCGCCCGCGAGATTCGACCTATCGCCGCCCGCGAGATTCGACCTATCGCCGCCCGCGAGATTCGACCTATCGCCGCCCGCGAGATTCGACCTATCGCCGCCCTTTTTTCCCTGTTCCGCTTTCTCTCGCGTGTATTCAAAATGCGCTTTGATTATCCCCGGAAGCCCGACCTCTGCGCCTACTGTGATTTTTTTGCCTACAACTTTGGTATCGTCCGAATGCCGCTCGTTGCTCACATCGTCAAGGTCGACCTCACAATACCGATTGTCGCGATTGATACCATAATACCGAAGCACATCAAGCGGCGCTTCGCAAGCATGGAAGCCGCTCGCGCAGAGTTTCGCTTCGTCGGTCTCATATGTCTTGCCGATCTCGTACTGAAAATCTCGGCATTTAAGGTCTTTGTCAAACCCTTTGTAGTACACTTTTTTCTTTCCCTTGCTCATTTTTCCACCCTTTCCTGCGCTAACTTTGACAAGATCGCATCTGTTATTTCAATTTTGCCGTTCGGAAGACCGCATATCACACGCTCGATCGCGTCATAATCGCCGAATCCGCACCACGCGCCGTAGTATTTGCTCCACCGCAAGCCCATCGAATAAAGCCCTCTCTTGACTCTATCGGGCGGCACGTCGTCGAAGCGGACTTCCCACGGCGGCGATTTCTGTTTGCCTTTCGGCGGTCTCTGCACGATTTCGTATTTCACCATTTCCCCTTTTCCTTTCATTTCTTTTCGTGTTCATCGAGGATCGTTTCCGCGACCTCGACGATCTTCTTTGCTTTCGGCGTATTTTGCTCGCCGGACAGAGCCTTGCTGATCTCCGACGCGCAAGCAGCCACGCCCTTTTCGCGGAGCATTTCCGCGAGCCAAGTCTGCGTTAGCCTGTTGAGTGCGAGCCTCATTCGGACATTTGCGCTTTTTTCCATCGTTGCCCTCCTTCTTTTAAGAAATTTTAGGAACTTTTAGTCAAAGTCTTGACAACGCTTTGATTGATGTGATATGATTTAAGCGCCAACCAAAACCAAATACGCCAATCGGGGGAAACGCCGACTCCCTTTTTGTCCCCAAAATAGGTTTTTCGCCCATTTTATGCCACGAGACGAGCGTTGCCGCGCCCGTTTTGTGAGGTGCGCGTTTTGCGTTGCCAAAATCTTGACAATGACATTGTACTACAAGTTGTGACAAGTTGTCAAGAGTTTTCCTAAAAGTTTTTACAAGTTTTTTTCGGAGGGTACAATGACATTCGCGGAAAAAGTCGAGAGATTATGCCGTAGCAAAGGAGAATCGCCGTCGAAAGCGTGCGTAAATATGGGCTTATCAAACGCCGCTTTCACGCATTGGAAAAAGGACGGAAACACGCCGTACCCCGCAACAGTAAAGCGCGTTGCAGACTATTTCGGCGTATCGGTGGACTATTTCTACAAGGACGAGGAAGTAGACGCGCAGACGATAGAATCCGCGAAAGTTGCCGTGTTCGGCGCGGACGTCGAAGTGACAGACGAAGAATGGGACGAGATACGGCAATACGCGCAGTTTATCAAACAAAGGAAAGCCGCAAAGAAAGTTGAGGGCGATCAAAAGAAATGACAACGGGCGAACTGTATAAGCTCGCGGAGAAGACCAACACTGAAATCATCCTCGGGCATTTGAGGCACAACAAGGGCTTTTCCGTACTTGACGACGACGGCGACGCTCATATTGTGATACGGCATAAATACGAAACGACCGCAGAGGAACGTGTCGTGCTCGCTCACGAACTCGGTCATTGTATGCGCGGAGCATTCTATAATTTATATAGTCCTTATGAAGCGCGGGGGAAGCAGGAACGGCAAGCCGATACATGGGCGATAGAACGCCTTGTACCGAAAGACGAATTTTTCGCCGCTTGCAAAAGCGGGGCGCATTATCCGCATGAAATCGCAGAGGTCTTTAACATCACGCCGCAGTTCGCGGAGAAGGTTATGAGGTATTATCTATGCCGAGATTAAAAAAACGCGCCGACGGAAGATACCGCCGACGCAAAAAGATCAATGGGGTTTACGTTGACTTTTACGGGAAGACTATCGCCGAAGTCGACGAAAAGATCGCCGTGTACGAACGCAGGGCAAACGCGCCTCTCACGTTCGCTCAAATCGCGCAGAAATGGAAAGATGATAGGTGGGAGAAGTTATCTATCACGACGCGGAGGGGGTACAACGCCGCGTACAATAACGCCGTAGAGTATTTCGGGAATCAGTATGCCGCCGAGATCACTACGCCCGATATAAACAGATACCTCAAAATCTTTATCGACGATCGCCTCGCGCTCAAAACAGTACAAGCGCAAAAGACCGTGATCTCTATTATTTACGAGAACGCGATCATCAACGGCGACGTGAAAGAGAATCCGGCAAAAGGCTTCTCCTTGCCCCGCGATTTGCCGAAAACAAAAAGAACGATCCCTGCGGACGAGGATATACAGAAGATCGCAAACGGCGATTACGAATGGCTTTTCCCGCGTCTGCTTTTGTTCACGGGACTTCGCTGCGGCGAAGCCCTCGCGCTGAACTATGAGGACATCGACCGCAAAAAGAAAACTATAAATATTGATAAGACGGTCGTGTTCGACTCGAACAATCCCGTCGTAGTGAGCAGGACAAAAACAAAAGCGGGAATAAGGACGATACCTTTACCCGACGCTCTCGCACGATATTTGCCCTCAAATTCACGCGGAAGGATATTTGAGTACAAATACTCTGCCTTGCGTAAAAAGTGGGATAAATGGCAGAAAGAAATCGGCGTGAAGTGTACTATGCACCAATTACGCCACGCCTACGCCTCAATACTTCTCGATGCGGGTATTTCGGCAAAAGACGCGCAAGTTGTTCTCGGTCATTCCGACGTTGCCGTGACGCAAAATATCTACACTCATATCCTGCAATCCCGCGAGAAAAACACCGCCGAAACGCTCAATAATTACTTGAATAATTCAAAGTTTGGCGGTCGAGAAATGAGTCAAAATCCCGAAACCGCTTGATATACGGGGGAAAATATAGGGTTCGACCCCCATCGCTCACCCCAAACGAAAAATCCCCGATATGCCTATGTTTTAAGGCGCATCGGGGATTTTCTTATGTCGAAAAAGTGCGGAAAAAAGCGGTTTTCGGCGGGTTGTAGGGGGTCAAAAAAGGGGTCAAAAAAGTGTCGTGGGGATCGACCCACGACACTTTTATTTTACATTATCGCTTTCATCAGCGCCGTCACGTCCTTTGCCGTTACTTTGCCGTCGCGGTCGAAGTCCATCTGCGACTCGTTGATCAGGTATTTTTTAGGATTGATGATGTGTTTCATTGCCGCCGTCACGTCCTTTGCGTTCACCTCGCCGTCGCCATTGGCGTCGCCCATGATTCCATATGCGAGATCATAGTCCGTTTTCGGCGCGCCGTTTCTCACACCGTCGACCGCCGCAGAGCCTTTCTGCCACACTCTCGCTCCCGCAGGAAACTTGTTTGAATCCGTCCATAGGGCTTGCCAAAACGGAACGCCCTCGGGGAGAGAGAAATACGTCTGCGTCCAATACTTCGTGGAGTAGACCATCGGGCGAAAGCCCGCCGCTTTCACGGTATCGCAAAACGCTTTGACGATCTGCGTGACGAGAGATTTGCCGAGCGTCTTGTAGTAGGCTTCTTCGACGTCTACCGCCGCCCAAAGTTGAATGTACTCTCTATAAGGCGAAATAGTCTTGATGTAAAATTTCGCCTCTTTTATCGCGTCTGCGACGGTCTTTGAGGTCATATAGTGATACGTTCCTGCGTAAAACTTGCCCTTCGTTTTCGCAAAGCTTTTGATGTTCTTCACGAACATCGGATCGGCAAAGTGATTCGCATAACTCGGGGTACGCCCCTGCGAGGCTTTGATAATAACGAAGTCTATACCCGCGTTTTGGACTTTCTCGAAATCCGGCTCGCCGTCATAAAGCGATATGTCGATACCTTTATACTGTTTCGCCATTATCTTCCTCCAGCTCGTTCGCTTTTGCTCTTTCCTCTGCGGGCGAAAGCCCTTCTTCCTCCACTTCCTCTGTCTGTTTCTTGTGCGGAAGATTCATTACGGCGGCGACCCCAGCGGATATTGCCGCGACTGTCAGCGTTGCGAGCGCGTCCTTCGTAAGCTCTTCCCCAGCGTTGACAAGCCCGATTGCGTGTGCCGCCGCAAATCCGAGCGCCGCCTGAAAGAATGTGCGGAGAGCGCGGATAATCATATTCTTCATTACTTGTCCTCCTTTTGTTCGAGTATAATTATTCTTTTTTCGTGATCGTCGATCCTCTGCGAGTGCGCGTCAAGGCGATCGTCCGTCTTTGACAGTTGCTTATTTAGCATATCGACCGAGACTTTTAACTGCGTTATGCTTGTGTTGAGCTTCGTTATGGGCGTCACGACCGCAATGACAAAACTCACCAAAGCAATTATCCCAAGCACAATTTCCCAGCTCATTTCTTTAGCCCTCCGTGATATATGATACAGTTACGTTGCCCGTGTCAGCCCAAACATTATTGACTGTGCCGCTTGTAAGCGATTTGATTTCGACCGGCGAGAGCGAATATGTGTTCCCGCCCGTTGTGAGAACGCCGGTCGTAAAATCGACAGAGCCGGAAGTGATGCTCCCTGGAGGCGACCCCCAAGAGATGCTGTAAGAATTACCCTGCCACGGCTCAAACGCCTCGCCTGATACAAGCGTGATTTTAGGTCTCATCACATAAGAGTTGCCGCTCGCCCAAGTGTGCGTGATGCTGTCGCGGATGCTGTCGATATACGCGGGAGTCGTCAATGTAATCGTCCCGCCGCCGCCGAGATCGTAATATGTCATGCTATTGACGCGGAATCTCACGAACGGCGAGCCGAGCGTCTGCCCCGTCACGGAAACAATGCCCGGGTCGAAATAATATGTGCCCGCAGGGAGCTTGTACGATGATGTGAACACCCCGCTCGACACAAGCACCGCCGAGCCCGAACCACCTGTCACGGCGCACGAGACCTCGCCGTCGCTGACCGTCAGCGTGCGCCCCGTAAGGGAGTATGTACCGTTTATCGTTTTCAGCAGATTCGAGCCGACGCGATTGATTACAACAGACGATACGCCGGACGACGTGCTGATATTTGCTATAACATCGTCAAAGGCAAGGTTAGCCGCTGCGTCAGTTATGCTCACGAGAGAGCCCGTTACGGTCTTCTTTCGTGATCCGGCGTCAAATATCTGTGTAGTGAGACGTGGATTGCCGCCTGTGCATTCTAACGTAACGCCGTTTTTGTCTGCCGATTTTGACATTACAACGCCGACGCGCTTCTCATATTGCCGCGCGGAGTAGCTATTCTTGTAAACGATACGCTTTTCGATTTCGCCGTTGTTGTTGATATACAACGCGCATATATATTGACCGCTTCTGACGTCTTCGCTTTGGATCGTGCCTTCTGCATCTGTCGGGATGGTGTATCGCCATCTTTGGATATTTGTAAGCGTCGATGTGCCGGGCGAAACAGTACCCGCAAGCGTAAAATCGCCGTTGTCGTTTATAACGTAATCTGTCGCAAGCGTAAGAGTTATACTTCCCGTAAGCACTTCTGCCGTTTGATAAATCTCTGTGGTATCATATAACTTTCGATAGGCTATGTCGTCGTACAAGAAGACCTCGCCCGGCATAAGTTTATGAGTAGTTGTATCTAAAAGATATTTAATTTTGTAATAGAGTTCTAACGGCGAGCCTTTATAGATCACATAAAGGTATTTTCCGCTCGTGCTCCATGTCGGTTGCGGCTGATCCGGGTCGAGAAAGTTTGAGGAAAAGGTGTCCGATATTGCGTACAGCCCCGGCGACGTAAGCGGAAAAGCCGACGCCGCAATCGACTTTGTGTTGCCGTTTAAGTGATATATACCCTCGTCGTCAAGGTAAAAACTGTCACTCGTCAGAATCCTTGTGTCATATCCCGCAAAAGCGCCGCTGAAGACTGTGTTATTCGGAACAGTATTGACGTTGTAAACGAAGCTCTTGTCGTTGAAACACTTCAAAGTGCAGGGGCGATACGTCGTAGTAGATGTATATCCGGGCAGATCAGATAATCCGACAAGTTCGATTGCGTCAAAGATGTTTTGCGCGATGGTCGTCATATTTGCTTCTATGCTCGGCGAATCTTTGTCGGGGTTAAAGAATATGTTATTATTTATCTCATAGACATTGACGGTCTGCCCATCCGCGATATTCGACGTGTCGCTTGTCGCGACATTTTTTCCCGTCTTTATCTGCACAAAATCGGGGAACGGTACATCGTCGTCCGACTGTCTGCTTTGGTTTTGGCGACGCTGGGTATAAGGCACATATGCGGCAAGAACTTTCGATCCGCTCAAAGGCGTACAAAACATCTGTAACCGAACGTCGTCCGAGATATACCCGCCGATAACGCCGGGCGCATATCCAAACACGCCGCAGATTTCCGCAATTTGTCCGAGCAGAGCACGCGCGGTATATTGCGGGATTTCCGACGCGGACGGCATGGTGTTTGTGTCAGTCCATCCGTTGCTTTTTGCTATACCGAGACCGCTATATGTTACGTCGGTATAATTCGCGTTAGAATCAGCCACGGGCATAACTACGGGATCATCGGGATCTCCGAAGATTTTATTGTATATTGCGTCTGCGAGGTCTTTGAGCGTAAACGCAGTATCAAATCGACCCGTAAGCCAATTTCTAAACCACCTTGTTATGTCAACGTCAAGCCGAATCGACGAATCGTAGCAAGAATGAGTGTATCGTCCGTTTATCGTCTTTTCGACGTTGTCAACTATAAAATAGCCCATAGTCGTATAAGACGATTCTTCGAGTTGTCGACACTTCCACAATAACTCTGTCCCGAGGGGGATTTGCGTATCAAGAGTAAATTTCAGTTGCGCTGCGGAAATCGTGTTGTATTTCCAATCCTTATCGGGGTTTACGCAAGAGTTATACGAGATGCCCCCGAACATATTTTCGTCGCCGTATGCTCTCTCCCACGTCGGATTGTTATAAAGCCATATCTCGTTCCTCACGACGTCTCACCTTTCATTTCGATCGCGTTGAATGAGCAATCCTGCCATATGCCGCCGCGAATTACTCCCGAGTACAACGTCGCCTTTGATTTAGATGTATAAGCAAGGCTTCTCTTCGAGGCGTTCGTTATCGGGTCTCGATAAGTAATCCAGTAAATACGACCCTGCACCATATCAAGAATCTTATTTACTGCTTGCCCCGTCATCGGCGGCAATACAATATTGAGTTTTCGCGCGCGGGTTAGAATGAAGTCAATGTGCATCATTCCGCTATCGTCTCTCCCGCTATCCGATGTCGCTAAACTGTCAAGATCGTATGTGAGTTCTGCTTTTGGGGCAAATGTAACGCTTTGACCAAGATCATAACTTTGGATTGTGATCTCGCCGTCAATAATAGCCATTTTTTATCTCTCCCTTTATGCTAATCCCGGAAGGCTCTGCCCCGTCTGTCTGCGGAAAGCGGAATTTCCTCTTGCGGCGCTTCTTGCGATCTCGTCGTCGCCTATATTGACCTCTGTGCGGTTTTCTTCGATGGCGTTGATAATCCCCGGAACATAATACCCGAGCGCGTTTGCGACGCCGTTTGAAATGCCCTCGACGATTTGATCGTTGTTTGCGACCGCCGTTCTGTTTCCGAACGATCCGATATATTCGGGGATTCCTTGCTCATTCGCGTAAAACAAATCGCCCGTACCTACGAAACCGCCCTCCGCTTTCTTTTCGACCTTTTCGACGCGGGACAGTTTTACTTCGGATACTTCCGAAATGTTTATACCGAACGTCATTCCTCCGACCTCGGGAACCCAATCGGGCAAGGTAAAGGATATTTTGTTGAGCCCCTTGATTATCCAGTTAATGCCTTTGACAAAGAAGTTTATGAATGCTTCAAAGCCCGAGACGATCCCATTCCAAATATCAATGAAGAAGTTTTCGATGTCGATTCCCCAATCAGAGATCGCCTTGCCTATATCTTCAAAGCGGTCGATCACCCATTGTTTCGCGGCTCTAATTGCGCTCTTTATATCATCAATTTTTTCTTTGACCCAATTTACAAGGTCGTTATCTGTGAGCTTTCCCCACAAATCTGTAAAGAACTCGCCTACGCTGTTTATTGCGTCGGAAAACCAGCCCGAAACATTCTCCCACAAACCCGAGAGCTTTTCCGTCACCGTGTTCCATAAGTCAACGAAGAAGTCCCCTACGGGCTTCAAAATGTTACCGAAAAACTCGCCAATTTTTTGGATAGCGTCCGAAAAGAAGCCGCGAATCTTCTCCGTTGTGTTAGACCACCACTCCTTGATTTTTTCCCAGACTTGCGGTAAAAACTCCGTGATTTTATTCCAAATACCGAAAAAGAAGCCGCTTATGGATTCCCATATCTTCTTAAAGCCCTCTCCGATCTTATCAAAGTCAAAGGTTGCTATTCCAACCAAAACGTCAAGAACGCCGCTCAAAACCCCGCTGAGCATTGAAAGTGTATCAATGAGACTTTGCAAGCTGAACAGCAACACGCCGCCGATTATGTCAAGGATGCCCGATTCCATTATCCAATCAATAATAGGAGAGATCAGAATCCATATGTCGTTTATTGCGTTTCCGAGGTTTTCAAAGATTTCTTCGATTTTAGGTCCGTTCTTCTCAATAAGATCGCCGACTTTCGTGATAAATCCCTTCAACTTGTCGGAGATTTGAGCAAACTTTTCGCCGAGCCACCTTCTCATATCTGCGGTCGCTTCCCAAAACTTTCGTAAAGCGTTTCCGGCAACCGTTATCACTTTGGAGATAGTTACCAAAGCCGCCGAGATAACGCCGAGAACTGCAGGAAGCCCCGTTGTTAAAGCCCATTCTTCTACGTCTGCTATAATATCGTCAAAAGTCTTTTTGAAATCTTCGTCAATCGTTTCGGCGACAATAGAAAGAGATTCTGTAACTTCGTCAAGCGATGCAGCGAGCGGTTTGAGATCGGTTGCCGCCAAAACGTCAAGCGTTCCGCTTGTAAACGTATTCAGCGGAGAAAGCAGACTCCAGGCGGTATCCGACAGATTATCAAAAATGCTCTTGCCGTAGCCTGTATCAAAAAACGCGCGCTTGATGTTATCCCAAACCAATTTGATCTTGTCTTTAAGAGTTTTCGCGCCGTCGATCATCGGCTGGAAATAGTCCACCAGCTTGTCTTTTAATTCAACGAGCTTTTCGACCTTTTTTAATATATCGTCACTTATGGGCGCTTCGGCAAACATTTTTGAGTAGTCAGTTCCCGAGCCGCCGCTGCCCACCGAGGAATCGTTTTTATCGTTGAGTCTGTTCAGCTCGTCAAAGCCGGAAATAAGCGTTTTCTGTTCTTTCGCCGCTTTCGCCGCCGACTTCGCCGCTTTATCCAACCCGCCCGAATAATCCGTAGTGTACTTTATCGCTTGCGTATAGGTTGTTTTTCCCGACAAAGCCGCGATAAGTTGAGCGATCTTGTCGATAAACTCTGCTACGGCGTCGGTGATACGCACAAAGAGCGGAATAAGCGCCTCGACCGCAGGGGCGAGAGCAGTTGCGAGGGTATTCCGCAGATATGCGACTTGTGTTGCGCCCGTGTTCATCGCGCTTGCGAAAGCGCCTTTTATTGCGGACGAGTAAGCGTATAAAGCGTTTATTGATTCGCCTACGCCCTGCGTAATAGACGATAATGCGCTGCGAATAAGGCGGTACGTTATGACCCTCGTAATCATATGAAAGGCATTCTTCACTTTGTTGCCCAAAGCGGAGATCGCCGATCCTGCGAGTCTTAACGGAGCGGTCGCCAATTTTTTCAGCCCATTGCCGAGAGAAGATACTGCCGAGCGAAGCCTGCTTACGGAATTGCTTGTCTCTCTCGCGTTTTCCGTTACGCGAGGTAGTCTGTTATTGACATTTGTTATATTGTTTGTGACGTTGCCGAGAGAAGCCGCCGCTCGGTTGTCTGCGGCGCTCATTCCCTCGGCGGCTTCTGTCATACCTTCTAACGCTCCTCGAAAAATATCCGAGTTTTCGCGGACTATGCTCATTGAATCCGATATTGCCCGCAGTCTCTCGCCGCTTTCGTTCGCAACCATACCAATATTGCCAAGTGCGCTTCCTGCCTCGGCAACATAATTGATAAGTTCGGACATCTGCATTGTCAGCGTCGTTACGGCGCTTTGCAGACCTGACAAGTCGGTTGCAGCGGTGCTGCTCACTTGCGAAGCCGCGCTTAAACTTTGGAGAGATTGCGTGAGACGATCAACGCTCGAAGCCGCAGACTCCGCGTTTGTTTGTATTGTTATAACAAGTTCGTCAACGGTCGCCATCTGATCTCTCCTTTGCTTGTGCTATTGCTTTTGCTTTTGCGAGATATTCATAAGTCTTTGCGACTTTTCGGGCTTTGTCAGCCCCCTTTTCGCGTTCTGTGATCGGTATAGGCATTTCGGGATACGGCGTAGCTTTCTTGCCTCTTTTCCCCGAAAGTCCGATTGCAAAGTCTTCCATAACCGAAGAAAACGCTTCATATATATAGAATCCCTGTAAATGAAGTTCTTGATTCTTGCTTTCGCGTTTCATTTCGTGCGCTTCACGATAACAGCGCACAAGCCGAGGGTCGCCATTCCAGTATTCTTCATAACTCATTCCGAGATAAGAATAATAACCGTAATAGTTGAGGAATAGCCACTCCATATACAACGTCTTGTCCGACGGTGGGTCTTTCCCGAAAGCGGGGGGCAAAGAAAACTCGCCCCCCGCAGGATTCTCGATTACAGTTCCACCGTCGCCGCCGCGTTTGGGTCGTCGCCCTCTTCTCTGTTTATAAGCTCATTGCTCGGCGCAAGATAGAGTTCGTACAGCCTTGTCGCCGCCGCCTCCGTCAGACCGTGCAGCTTATTGAACAGAATATTGTCGGTCTGTGCTCGCGACACGTTCTTGTGATTCTTGCGGAACGCACCGTAAAAGAGGATCGGGAGCATTTCGGGAATGTTGTTGACGAAATCCGTCATAACAAATCCCTGCTTATTCGTAAACGCCGCCGTTTCGCGGGTAAATTCAAGGACGTATTCTTTGCCTTCGTCCTTATCAATAATGCGGATCGGTCTTTTCTCTTCCATTTTTATAAATCCTCACATTCTTTTTTGTCTTTTAGGTCGATGAAGTTGCGAAGCTCGCAAGACCTTCGACGAGAAACGGCGCCTGAAGCGTTGACAGGCTGTTCTGCTCGATACCCGGAATCGTGGTGATCGCCAGCGGATGAACGGGGAAGAACACCGAGTCGCCGTTCGGGAACGCATACTCAAACCAACAAGCAAAGCCCGCAGGAATGCCCGTAGTCGTATCATCAGCCGCCGTAACAAGAGCCGCCCAAGCGGTTTTGACAGCGGTGGTGTGATTCAGCGTAAGATTCTGCACACCGCCCGGATCGGTACGCCCCGCAATATAGCGGGTTATAAGATCGGTGATATTCGATGCGTCGATAGTCGACACGTCGAGCGCGATTTCAGGTGCGGTGTTCACGTCGGGGATCTCTATATAACCCGCGGTCGGGCGAGTCCCCTTCGTGGTCTCAATCGCATATTTGACCTTTGCGCCGACGGTAGAAATTTCAAGAGCCATTGTTATTTGTCCTCCTTGATTTTGACAGCGGGTTTCACCGCTTTTTTATTTTCGGTCTTCTCTGCTACAATCGCCGCTTTGCACGTCGGGCAGACACTCTCGCCGTCGGACAGCGGTTTTTTGTAGATGTACCCGCAAAACGGGCAATATTTATTCGACATTATTATTCTCCTTTGCAAACGTCGGAATTGTGTCCGTGCCGGTAATAAGCCGTCTGTACCGCGATACAATACGATATGCTCGGCGGTCTATGTTGTCGATGGGTTTTCGGAAATCCCGAATATATCCGCACTCGTTCATAGCCGCGTCTGCCGCGTCCATGATAGCTTCAGCTTCGGACTTTGCTCCGGCGAGAGCATTTGATACGACCTGAACTTCAAACGTGCTTTCGCATTGCTCGTCGGTGTAGTCGGTGTTGATATAGTTTTGAATACGGCGGTTTCCGATCTCGTAAACGAAACAGGCGGGAAATGAAGCTGGGTCAGGCTCTAACATAGAGCCGACCGAGAGGTCGGTTCGATACGCTTCAAGCTGCCTTGCGACGTAATCGAAAACGTCGTCGCGATAACTCCAAAAACTCACGAGCCAAACACCTCCCTGCATATTTGCGTGACTTGCGATCTCATTCTTTCCGAGGCGTTAAACATAGCCGCCGCAGGGGGATTTCCTCGCGTGAACTGTCGTTCTCCGGCTTCGTCTCGATAAACCCATCCCTTCTTTTTGCCTTGACCTAACCCGTATTGTCCGATACCCACTACGTCGGGCGGTCTTTTGCCGGGATAAGCGTCTGTGCCGTTGTAAAAAACGCCAGAGCCAAACTCGATGAAGCAAACGGCTTGTCCTTTTGCGACTACCATATATCCGTTGTCTGTCTGCACGACTTCGCACTCTACATCATTTACCCCGTCGTACATAGCGCCGGTAAAGAGTATCTGTGCTTGTTCGAGACCGATCTCCGCAAGCCGTCGAGTAAGTACCGCGCTTTTGTCCCGAATGTTCTTCTTTATTCGTTCAAGTTCTTGTATCGCGGTGTTTATCGACGAAGGCGAGAGGGTCACCGTCAGCGTTCTGCTCATTTGACATCGACCTCTTTTACGGCGTAGGTTATGGAGTTCAAAGACCGCGCAATTCGCACCACAACGTAGTTGTAGGGAGTTTTATCATCCGGCTCTGCATCGATCCATAAAACGCTGTCCTCGGCGATAGGGCAGGACATATCGCAAGTCGTAAGTGTCTTTGTGTACGGCGTGTCGATACCGAACATTTCAACGTCAGCCGCGCCTTTTGCCGCCGATACGTTCATCTTGACGCAAACGGGATCGGCGTAGTCTTGCACGTTTTCTCCCGTGCGTTTTCCTTCGGCGTTCGTCTGCTTATAGCTCGTATTGTAAAGCGCGTACCATACCGGCACGGCGTTCCGCTTCTGCGCCCTCATAACGTCTCACCAAACGCCGCAAAACGGAACGAGACGGGAAAGTATATCCTCGTCGTCGACCGTCTTATATGTGCGGTTTATGCCGTTCTCGTTATGCCCTATCTCGCCTTCCGCTCCTGCTCTTGCATAGAGACGGACGGCAAGTTCGACTTGCGTGAGGTCAAACTTCGGCGGGATGTCGAGAACGGTCTTGCTTGAGTCGAAGGGATAAAGCCGTGCAAGCATTTTTTGTGCTGCCATATCAAGATAAAGCGCGACAAGTTCGGCGCTTGCGGGCTGCATCGTCTTAACGACTATTTCTTCCGTGCTTTGCGTAAACACTTCTCCCTGCGTCGTCCAATACGGCGCGTTTAGTGAGAAAACACCCTTTTGCGACGATACGAGAACGCCCGTTTTGTAGTAAATCTTTGTCGACAAAACAGACGCATTTACGCCCTTGAAAACAAGGCGATATGTGTTCGGAGAAATCAGAAGCGGCGGCGTACCGTCGGCAGATAATACGCTTGTTCCGTCTATCGAGACGGACAAAGAGTTACTTCCGTCGACGCTGAATTTGATCGTATGGATTTTGCCCGTGTCAAACGGATATGCCGTGCTTCTTTGTATGTTCGGATTGCCTCGTGTCGCGTCGCCGATGCCATAATACGCTCCTTTTTGCGAGAAGTCATATCCAAAACTCGACGCAGCACTATAAGAACACATTAAAGCAACAAGGGGTCTGTCGCTCGGTCGATACCCGTCTGTAACAAGCGAGTTTAGAATAAACTGCAACTCGACTGCAAACGGCTGCGAAGGATTTGTCGGCGCTTCCGCTACGGACATCTGCGCTGAAGACGGGGACAACACGCTCGCTTTGGAACAGTCAACGGCGACAGAGCCGTTGTATTTAGTTGTAATAAGCTCGTCGAAGAGCGTTTGAACAGCTAAAATTTTCTCTGTCGCCGTCATAAGTTACCTCGCCTTTTTTGTAGTTTTTTTCGTCGCGCTTTTGCTCTTTTCGGGTTTCTTCGCCGTCTTCGGTATGGGAGCGAGAGGCACGGTGTCCGTGTCTTCGTCGACCGGCGTAGCGGGAAGCTCGATAACATCGGGCGACGCCGCGCTCTCCATTACGGAGAGCGTGACGTCCTCTGCGACGATTTCGCCGACATTCTTCATCGTCTCGGCTTCTGCGGGAGATATATCTATCTCCTGCCCGGCGCGGAAAATATCCTCGCCCCGAATCACGTTACACTTCAAACGGAATTTCATATCGTTCAGGCAATAACCTTCATCACTCCGACGCTATCCATTCTCTCATAAGAGGGAAGGACGATCTCGGAAGCGTAGGTGATCATCTGTGCCGGGTGCGGCTTGTGCTCGATGGTGATCGCGATACCCGTGTCGACGATAGCGACGTCTGCGGCGGCATTGCCGAGCAGAGTTGCTTCCTCGGGGGTCGTGCCGAAAACGGTCTTCCCGAGCTGTCCTTCCGGGAAGACGGAGACGTAGCCGTTCGGAACGAAATTGCGGGTGTTCTTTGCCTCGTCGCGGAACATACGGTCATAAACGACGATTTCGAGTTCGAGAGCGTCGAAGATCACGTCGCGAACTTCGCGGTCGGAGACGAAGGAAACGGCGGTGTTGCTCATATTGCGGACGCGAGTAAGGATCGCGTTCGTTTTCTTGAGCAGACCGAACGTGTAAGCGTTCATAGCCGCGTATCTCGGCTCTTCGCCTGTGATAGCGCGAACAGCCGCCTTGAGCGCCTGAAGCTGGGAGAGCGGATCGGCGGTCGTCGGCGCAGTCCAAAGATCAGTTCCCGAAAGGGCGAAGTAGTTGTGGGACTTCCACGCGCCGCTCTGATCGTAGTTGTAGGTGTAGTCAACGCTGTTTGCGTTGATGTTGATGCCGAGGTTGCCGTTCTCGGGGAAGAGAAGGCTCATTCTCATTCTCTCGGAAACGACGCGAGCGCCGTCAATCAGATTCTTCTGATCGTCGAAGACGCGGGCGATGATGTCGTTTGCGTACGGGTCGTCGAGCGACTGTACGCGGAGCATATCCTGACGGTCGCGCTCTTTGAGAAGAACGCCCTCACGGAAGAACGGCATCTCGGAACGGATGACGTCGAACGCGATGCGGTCACGGAAGGTCGCCTGTGCGTCGAAAGCGGACGGAGCGAGCGAGACGGGAAGACCGCCGTATGCTTTGATCCAAGAGAGATCAAGCCCCATCTTCTTCTCTGCGGGGAACAGTCCTTCGCCGAGATACGGATCGGCGTTTCCTGCGGCTTCGGTGTAGTTAGCCGCGATCAGTTTTGCGGTGAAGAGATTTTCGATATTCATTCTTGTCTGTCCTCCTTATTTGATTACGACGCAGCCGGAACGGGGATAAGCGAAGCCGCAAGCACCTTGCCGTTCGCATCGACCTGCGCGAAGCATACGGTGTCGCCCGTGGTAACGCCGCTCATTGTGGTATTCAGAGCCGCAGTCGTCCACGCACTTGCGTCCGCGTAAAGTTCGGGGAGAGTCCCCTGCTCGTACCACTTTAGCGTTGCCGTGCCGCCGTAAGCGGTGATCGTGACCGTGCCAGAGCTGTTCGCCAGCGTGATAGTGTCGGTGATCGCGGGCGGGTACACGACCTCGATGTTCGTTCTAAACTCGATAGCCGGAAGTGCAGACTTCATAGTAGAAGCGGAAGCGGTCGCGCCAGAAAGCTCCTTGCAGAGCGCCCAATCGACGATGCCCGCAACGACGAGAGCCGCGTTCGGATTGACGGCGGTGTCAACGTCATAGAGCAGAATGCCAGCCGCGCCCGAGCCGTCGAGAGCCGCCGCACCAGCGAGGGTCAGCGGAGTGCCGGCTTTGACGACTGTTCCGCTCACGGGAGTTGCTACCACAATCGGAATAGCGTTGTAGTTTTCCGACGCAAGGATTTCGTAGCCCGCGCCGGAAGAAACGTCTGAAAACTTCATTTCTTTCTCCTTTATCGTTTAGTATATTTGCCGAGTATGTCCTCGGCTTTTTTACGGGTTTCGGCAGTCGCTTTTCCAAGTTCGACCGCCTTTGCGATCAGGGGGTCATTATCGTCTGACTTGCCGCCTTCGGGCTTCGGATTCTTTCGCAGGATTTCTTCTCGGAGAGCCTTTTCGCGTTCCGCGTCGTGCTTCGCCATAATCTCAAACTGCTTTTCTTTGTTGCCGTCCGCGATTGCTTCGGCGAGCGCTTTTGCGTGATCCGCGCTGTACCCCTGCCCGAGCAGATTCTTTTCGTTGTCGGAGATTTCAAGTTTTCTCACGACTTCTTCGTACCGAGCTTTTTCCTCCGCTCTTGCGGCTTCTTCTGCCGCTTTCGCCGACTCCTCTTCGGTCATTTTCTCCGCGAGTTTCTTTTTAAGCGCGGCGATCTCGGAAGCGTTCTTGTCGAACAGTTCCTTTTTGACATAGCCCGAGAGGTCGGGTTGATCGGGAATCTCGTAAGAGGACATCGCGGCGAGCTTCCCTGCGTCGTCCATAGCGTCGAAGTTTTCGATAAGTTCGCTGAGTTTTGCCATAATCTTCTTCTCCTGCGTTTTATAGACTTCTCTGTCTCATTCTTTGCGTTTTATCGACTTCTCTGTCGTATTTTGCGATATTTGTATAGCGGCTTCTCTGTCGCTTTATTGCGCGGCAATGTATGTAACGGAAACATCGCCGAGGTCGCTCCAAATGTTATTTACTCCCGCGAGCGCCTTGATCTGTTCGCCGCCGAGGTTATACGTCTTATTTGCGGCGAGCTTATAGATCATATATACTCCGTTAAGCGATGTTTTTAATTCTTCGGCGCTTGTGACGGACGTATTTGTGATCTGTATGCGATTTGCGACGTTCCAATACGAGATCGATATTCCCATATCAGTCACGCCGTTATAGCCGTCATAAGCAGAGACGGCGGTGTACCCGGGGCAAGATATGTCGCTTGTGCTTTGCCCCGCAATATCTTCCCCTTGATAACAGTCAGCCGGGGCAGTTGCAGTATATCTCGCAGAAGTTGATCTGCGCGTCCACGCTAAAGTACCAAGATCGACCGCTTCGTAAGAAACAGTCAGCTCTCCTGAAACAAAATCGATCACGCCGACGTAGATTTTCCCGATTCCCTCAAAAGAAATCGTGTACTTGTTCGCGGTATATGGTGCGAAGTCCTCGCCCGCCGTTGCCGTGATCTTCGGACGCAAAACATAACTGTCGCCGCTGCTCCACAAATGAGAGACAGTATCATAAATGCCTTCTACATATGCCGGAGCGAGAAGTGTTATCGTCCCGTCGCCGCCGAGATTATAGGTCGTGCCGTCTAATCCGACAAATTTCACATAAGGCGCATCTAATGTTTGCCCCGTGACGGAAATAACGCCGGGATCGAAATAATACGTTCCTGCGGGAATAATAGGAATTGAATTGAAGCTGACAGAGGGGACGAGAACTGCGGATTGTACTCCCGTTACGGAGCACGTTATTTCGCCGTTAGAAACAGTCAGAGTCCGACCCGTCAACGAATATGTGCCGTCAACAACATTCAATAAGTTCGAGCCCGTTCTTATGACCGTTGCCGATGTTATTCCGTCCGACGAGTCAATATTTGCCGAAAGAGATATAAAGTTTTTGTTAGGAATTGCGTCGTTAAGGCTGACAAACGCCCCTGCCGCAGTTTTTGTTATGCCGCCCTTGCCGCCGGTCGCTTTTCCGAACATCGCGTCGTAAAAGCTCGCGCCGCCTTTCTGCGCGCCGCCCGTGATTGCGAGGAAAAGCGCGTCATAAAATCGCGACATTATGCGTTGCTCCCTGCTTCGCTCCACCCGTCAACGGGATCAAATACATACCATTTCCCGGTGTCCCACTCCCAACCGATAGCGTTCGCCGGAACGGGATCGCCTTTGTCGTTGATCGTTGTCGGTTTCGTGTCAGTCGACTTGAACATATAGTCCCACGGATGGGAAGTGCCGTCTATCGTTATAGCCATATTTACCTCCGTTCTGTTAGCCGTAATACGGCTCAATAGTGCATCTGCAATTCCAATGAGGACGACGGGGGACGTTCGCAATATCGTATATCTGCCCGTCTCTCGGAGCGCACGTCTCGCAAACTCGCTCGTCCTCTTGCGTTCGCCATACGACAAACTCTACGCCTTGACTTTGAAAAGCGTCAACGACGGTCTCAAAAGTCACCTGATCGGAATACTCTACCGTCATATCGTGCCAATACCGCAAAGCGGTCGAAAAGGCTTTTTTCTTCGCTCTGCCGCCGACAGAAGAATTGATCGCCTCTATCGTTCGGTCTCGCTTGCGCTCTTCCTCGTATAAGTAAACATATAAGGTCACGGGGTCATAAGCCTTTAGAACACGGCGTCGCAACCATTCTTTTGACGGCGGCGTTCCCTTTCCTCCGGCTTTCGCCCATACAAGCCGCATAAGTTCGGCGTATATTTCCTCGTTGTCAGCAAATAAGTCTTTGTAAAGGGCGTTGATCGTCTGAATGACGTTCAGCTCGTCGAAATCGGCGATAATCATTCTTTGCCGCGCCTTCTGCGCTCTTTTCGCAAGCCGACCGTCAAGCAGTTTGATCGCCGCGTCCGATAGTTTGTAAAAGTTCTTTTCGCCGATCATACATCGTCGTCTTCGCCGTCGTCTTCGGATAGCGTTTTCTCGATAGCCTCTTTCTCGCTGCTATACCATTCCATACCTTTGGTGTAGGCGGTTGCCGGGTCTCGGAACAGACGACAAATCTCATATGCGATCTCGGGGTGTACTTTGTCGTTGCCGAGAAGCATTGTGAGCACTTGCGCCTTTGCCTGGAGGTCGCCGTAATTCTGACGAGGAAAGTAAACCTCCAAGTTTGACAAGGTGATTTCCCCGATGTCGCTTAAATCGCGGCATATACGCAGGACAACACGCAATGTCTCGCGCTCGGACGCCTTGAACACGTTCTCTGACGCTTCCGCTTTTGCCTCTGCGTTCTGCCAGCCGTTCTTCAAGATCACGGCGCCGTTGTTCGACGAGTCCGAAGTCCCGCCGTCCGAAATCGAAGGCATACCGACGATCTCCAATATTGACTGGTAGATGTCTTTTTTGAGTATTTGCGTCTGCGTTTGATCGAGTTGTTCGGCGATCATTTTGAGATCGGCTTTATTGTTGCCGGAGGAGGGGAGCGCAATTATGCCTTTTTCGGCTAACGTCGCGGAAGTCTCGCCCTCGGGCGGCTGACAGTTGATAAAGACGAGAAGCGCCTGAACAAACTGCTCAACAGAGTCCATCCTGTCGGAATCAAGCAAGTTGATCTCGTCGAGAAGAGGCGCTACGATCTCAATGCTCCCGAGACGAGCTTCATTCGCGGGGTATTCGATAAGCGGGATAAGCCCGAGAGCATTCGCCTCTGACCGAACGATTTCTTTACCCACGACTTCAAAGTATGCATCGCTCGTATATATGCAATAAACGTCTTTGTTTTTGTCGTTCTTGTAGGTGTAGACCCCGCCAAGAGGCTTGTGTCCGATCTTCGCCGAATAAATCACAAATGCGTTTCTCGGCTCAACAGTCGTTATCTCAAACGGCGATTCTCCCGGCTCGTTTTTCTCTTTCTGCAACACAAGCCTATAAGCCGTCCCGCATATCTTTTGCCACATTACAAGGCGCTGATCTTCTGCCGCCTTGTTTTCCTGCTGCATAAACGAGTTGAGGAGGTTTACCGCGTTCGTTTCGCTCTCGATGGGCGTTACATACGAAATAGGTTTGCCGATAAGATAACCTACCTCAAACGTCACGATCTGATATGCTCGGTTTTCGCAGATTTTATTGATGATGTCGGAGCGGACTTCCTTCGTGCGATTGCGTATGTCCTGTTTGCCCCGGTACATATCCCACAAATAGTCGATCTGCGTGACATTGTCTTTGTGAGCGCTTTTCGCTTTATCTAAAACGCTGACTACATTCTCTCTTGTGATCTTATCAACGTCCGAATAGATCGCTTTTCGTCCGTAAAGAGATGTCTTTACGCCGTATTCCGGCATATGTACCTCCTCGTCGTAAAATAAAAATAGAGGCGATAAGTCTACCTTATCGCCCCATACTTTCGGGCTTTACCGCGTCACACTTTCACGCGGTGCTTCATATTTTATTTCTCGGGCTTCTTCGTTTTAAGCGTTCGCTTGATCTCGACTACCGTCGGAACAGTATTTTTGCCCTCGATCTTCACTTCGGCGATGCCGTGATTGTTTAGTATCGCGTTTATCGCCTCGACTGCTTCGTCGTTTTGCCTTATGTCAATCACGACAGCCTCCATATATATAATTCTACTTAACAAATATCATATAATTATCCATTTGTCAATATCTCGGGCAATCAAAGTCAAGAAATTGACCGCAAAATTCAAAATCCGAATCGTCTTCTGTCGTATACTTGCACCGAAAAGGGCTGCTCTATAGTCTGACTGTCGCTAAAGATCGCATATTGAGCGAGAGCGTCGGGAACGTCGTCGTGCTTATTCTTTCCGCGATACGAGTACGTCATCGCTTTTCGCATAGTCTTCGCGTATTCGGAGTTGCGCGGGAGATCGTCGAGGCTTCGGAACAGACACCGCGCCTTGACCCACGACGAATTTGAGCGTATTTTTGTCTCTTTGTTCGCTTGCGTCCACTCTTTCGTGATCCCGCACTCCCAATTTCGAGTCTTTACCTTCTTTGACACTTCGTCTGCGGTGCGACCGCCCGCCGCGTTTGACTCGAATCGCGCCATTTGGACTTTGTTTCTCACGATGCAATCGGTCAAAAGCTCGTCCGTGATCTCCGGCAATGCGTCCGAACATACGCAGTCGATCATATAGTGATCGTTTCCGTAAACGGCAAAGACAAGCATAACGGTATCGTCGCCCTTGCCCGACGCCGTATCGCACACCGCAAACACGCCGTCCGGCGCTTGCGGAGGCAGTTCGACGTACCAACGCAGACTTTCCGGCTCGTAAAGAAGTCCCTCTCGCTCTATAGGACGCCCCATATATAGCGAATTGAACGATATTTCGTCCATGACTTCTCGCTGACGTGCTAAAAACTCGTCCGAAAGCCCGATCTTGCCGCCGTAGTCAAAATAACTGTGCCCGTTTTCGTCGCAAGCGGGCAAATTAAGGAATAACGCTCGTTTATCCCCTTCGTGTATGCTTTCGAGCCTCCCTATAGGATCAGCGCAGCTCCAGCGTGTACCGATTATAAGCAGTTTCGCCTCGCCGAGCATTCTTTGCATAAGATCGACAACGAATGCTCGCCACTTCGATTCAAGACGTTCGGGCGAAAGAGCCTCCGCGTCCGTCGCGATCAGGTCGTCCACGTATAATAACTGGATCGCGCGGTATGCGCCCGCATTTTCAGATCCCGTAGTCGTAAACGCCAAAGACGAAAACTTCTGCACCTTGTCGATGTGTATTTTCAGATCCAAAGCATCGGTCTTGACGAGCTTTCGTTCGGGAAATATCT